TGTTATGTGGTTGTCATAGTATATGTCTGATCCATCTGGACCTCTATGACTGCAACGATCCATCATCTCTGTTGCCAAAAGAGGATCCTTAGCAGTAATGCCATAAATGCCACACATGCTAAGAACCCTGGATTGAAATACTATTTCTAAAGGATGTTGTAGGATGCAACAAAGAAGGATCTAACAGAAAACAAAATGGCATTATCATTGACAAGTTTGATCCTTCAACAGTTGTAAATTAGGAGTATACATTGAGCTTAAGAACATGTCTGAAAAACCTTGACTAAGCATTGTTACATCCTACACTAATATTTATCAACTTCTGCACATAAGGTGCTAAAAACGGCATCATAACAATCCTTTTTGACGTTTTTCTTTGAAAGTCATATTGCGTTTAGGACCTGTGCCTTGTGCAAAGAATATGCCTGTTGCCTTTACATTTTTCTTTATCTGTGCGGGTGTTAGTTTGTCGTTATACAGTTTTATTTCTTTTAGAAAGTCATATAACTTTACTACACAACGCCATCCGCTACCATCCCACCATACTGCTACACCACTTTCACTTTCAGTGTCATTGTATTGGTCTCCGTTAGGATTCCAACCTGCGTTTGCATGTATCTTGCCTAGATAAGGATAGTTGCCTGTTTGGTCTTTTGTATAGGCCCGCATTTCATCGCCAAATTGTCTTGTGAGTGTATCTGGACAATGACGTCTAAACACTCTAGGGTCTTTGTTGCAATTTGCAATAAAATTCCAACTTGTGCTTTGTTCATGTGTTGGATTTATGCGTATTGCTAATTTGTATCTTTGACGCACATGTTCGCCGTTGTCATACCAAGTAATTAGGCATCTTGCTACGTCTGATTCTTGCAGGGTTGGTGTTGGCGATTGTAGTGCAATAGACTTTGTCTTTTCCTCTTGGCCAGTGAGTCTAAAGGAGGCGTCTGCCTCCAGGCCAAAAGAGAGATCTACGAGATCGTTATCTCTATTATCTTTATTATCTTTATTATCTATATTATAATAATCAACACCAATTTCAGTAAATTTTTTATCCATTATACGAACTCCTTGGCATCTTTGACTTTGTATTCGCCAACATAGCGTCCAGGTTCTATAATTTTACGGATTTCTAAACTATCTTGTTTGCTTAACCATTGGATATGAACTCCACAGTCTACGCAATATAATCTTGAATGGTGTTTGTTGTTTTTAGGCATTTGAACAACGCCTACTTCGCACTTTTCGTGGTGCTTTAGTCGTGTAATCATAGTATTCTCCTCTGTTGTATACTCCATATGTATTTATCATACATATACAATATACACTCAAAAGTGAATGATGTCAACTAAAAAATTACTGGTTTGTCTAATTCTGTTGAATGCCATGACGTTTGACACTTAGGACAGTTGAATTTGAAGTAGGGTTGGCCATAATCATAGCAGTCTAATACCCTTTTCATTTGTCCGTGATTGCCTATTTTGCGTATGTGAATTTTGTCTGCACCGCATGATGGGCATTCGCGTGTCTTACACCATTTATCATAACGTTCTGCGTTCATGTCTAACGTCACTGGTTCATATCTCTTGTAACCCATTACTTCAGGTCCTTTACTTTATTAAGAAGTTGCTATTGCATTTCCTATTTGAACTACTTTCCAATCAGGTCCACCAGCACTATCACTTTCAATTACAGCTACAGCAAGACATTCTGTGCCTGCGTCTCCGTTTGAACAAAACGCAATATCGCCTTGTTGTATGTCTGTTCTTGCGTTTAGTTGTGCTACTGTCTGTGGATTCAAGTTTAGAATATGTTCTAACTTCACTTTGTCTGTGCTAGGATCTAGTGTTAGATCGTTGCCACTTGCACTATTGATTTCATCTGGCAAATAAGTTGCCGCAATCTTAGTGCTCGCATTCAACCCTACAACACCATTTGCTGTGTTGCGTCCGCTGATTACGTTTGTTAGTTCTGTAAGAGCGGCCTTAAGATCTGCTCTTGCTAGGGCAGGACTATCAGTGCCTGCACTTAAATTGGTTGTTGATACATTTCCTGCTGTTCCCCATCCCATGTCTTTCTCCTTATGTTACTTTTTCTGTTCCTGAAGCTACTGCTCCATTATTTCTTGCTACGTGAAACTTCACATAGGTATTCTTGCCTGCACTATCTGCCGTGCCTGTGTCAATAATATGAAATTCTCCAACTGTGCTTGTGCCTAGTGGAGTTGAACTCATTGATGTAATCAGTGTGCCGTTGTATAACACTCTGGTATTGATACTGTTTATGTCTACGCTTTCACCATCATGCACTACTACTACCTTTTGATTGCCTACATAATTTTGTAGGTCAATGTCATAGTTGTATGCACTATCTGGATCACCAACGTGCTGAACAACAATAGTTTTTGCCACTGCTACAACATTAGAACTTGTAGTTCCTTCTGTTGCTGTAATTTCTAGAGTAGGTGCAAAGAACACACCAACTGATTTTGCTGTGCTGGCAGGTCCTACTGTGTTAGGACTTACAAAGTCTAATTTACCTGTTGAACTGTTGTATTGCAATATTTGATCATCACCAATAGCGTTTAGATCTATAAAATCTACAATGTCATTTACTGCTTGACTCATTGTTAGTAAGTCTGCTCTTGAATCACTTATTCTGTCACTGTCAGCATCAAATGATGTGTTGTTTGGTTTTGCTGTTGGCCACGCCATTATAGATCCTCCACTAAATTACCTGTCGCATCTCTTCTGAGCTGTGGCAGTCCTGTTACTATTGCATCAAACACACATTCAGTTCTTTCTCTGTGACTGTATGTGTCAAAGTCAAATATATTTAACTCTGGCGGAACACTATCTTTGTTCACATAGATAACAGGTGTTTCATTTGTAAATGATGATATATAATCATCTTCTGCACTATCTACATCTTGTTCTACATAGTCTATTGTTACATATTTCGGATCAGGCAAATGCACTTGGCATACAATTGAACTTACACTACCAATGCCTGCTATTGTATCACTGCTGAGAGTTCTTCTACCTGTTGTGCCACTTAGAGTTGCACTATTGATGTCTTTCAAAAACTTCTGTCTTTGTTCTGCTTTTAGTTCTACGTTTATGCTTTTTATATAAGGCATATAGATTAAATCGCTGTCGTTTGTATCACCTGCACTATCAAATTGGGTATCTACACTAACATCAACTTGAACATATCTTGCACTTATGGGTGCTACTGTTGTTGTGTCTGCATCAACGCTAATTGTGCCTGCTATGTCTATTTGACCTGCACTTTCTAGAGTGTTACCATATCTAATTGTGTATGTTGGGGCATTGGTTGCGTCTACGTTTATGTTTACGTTGAATACTGCAATACTACCGTAGTCAATTATGTCTGTGGTATAAACAAGTGGTAGTTCTGGTTGAACAGGCATACCAACTGTGACGTTGTTGCTGTCCCATACTACCCAACTGTCCCAATCATTACCTGAACTTGCCGCATCGTAGGTGTCCCAAGTTAGATTAGTTTTTGCTTGGTAATAACCATATGTTTCGTTAAAATATCCGTTTCCTACACCCATGTTCTACCCACCTAAGTTCTGCGTAAAGCTGACATTTGTGCTTGATGTTGAACTACTAAACCATAATTCATTTAGATAGTTGAAAAACGCTTCAATGTTAGTATCACGTCTTACATTGCCTCCGCCTATGTCATATTGATATCCGTTTGGATATGCTTGTTTGAATTCATATAAATTACTGCCGTCTGCAAATTCCATTAGTGCTACTTCTGTTTCTTTTAACCATTTAACACTTATAAACGCATTTTTTGATCTAGGATAAAAAGCATAATCAATTGGATGATATAAACCTGTTGCATAATCTTGTCTTGTTCTTATGTTTAGATAAGGATTGTTTACTCCACCTATGTTACTATCTCTAAGAGCAAGTTTTGCTGTGTTTATAACTTGTCCTGTTGTCTTGTCAATGTGTTCTACTAAGAAATGTGTTATAACACTATCTCTTGGCATGTTCAGTGTCATTAGATAATTGTTACTGCCTCTTTTTGCATGTCCGTAGATATCTCTATTGATCCTTGCCCAATCATATGATTTGAAGTTTGTTAATTTTTGTAAATCTGTTGAAACGCTGTCATTTAGAATGTAAGGAAATCCATCAGGTGTTTCTCCACTGCTGTCTATTTGTGTGCCACCTCTTGGAGGAACACTTGGTGTAGTAAAAGGTGGATAGTAAGTAAGTCCACTGTCACCTGTTGCAAAATAACCTAAGGAACTTACATCTAGAGCTGTGCGAACTGCATCTTTTCTTGTGGTTCCATTTACATTTATAGCAGGTAGTCTTGCGCCTGTCTGTGGATCTCTAGGACCATCTCTACCTACGTTGCCTCTATATGCAAGATACACAATAGCATCACCATATGCCGCTTGTGATATACCAGGCACATAAGGTTGAATATAAAATTTTGTAAAGTCTTCAAATTTTGTAATTTTTGTAAGTGGTGTATCAAAACTTGGTGGTAATTCAAACGGAACACCTGCACTATCAATGTCTGGATCCAAAGGAGGAAACAAACCTAATGCGTTTTCTGGTAATTCTCTTACATAAGGTATAACTGTAAATTCATCTGGTCTATATAAACTAGGTGGTATTTCAATTTGTTCACCTTGCACGAAAGGATATACTGTTGCATCATGTTCTACTGCTTCAATACCTATATTGCCATCTGTAAGCAATTTCATACCTATCACTCTAAATGTTTGTAGATTTAGATCCAATACTGTGTCTGTTACTCTAATGATATCACCAACTTCTACATCCAACAGTTCTTGTGTGCCTGTAAATTCAATTGAACGTTGACTTCTTGACTTTTTGTAAATCATTTGTGCCAAGTCTTGTGCTATACTAGGATTGGTAATTGTGTGAAAAGTAAATTCGCCTGATAGCTCTTCTTCTTTGTCAATAGTTTTATCACCATCTACTCTGTATACTTCTTGTTGGTTTGTAAATTCTAAGTCAGGGTTGACATAGTTTACAATCACTTGATTGAATTTTGAACGTTTACGTTCGCCATTCATTGTGATGCCACCAATAACATTTTTAGATGTTACATCATACGCAACGGTTACAGTTGCTGAAGTTATGTCAGTTGCGTTACCGCCATCTTCTACTTTTAGTTTGTATCTACCTTGTGAATAAGGCATTGTGCCTCTAGCACCTGCCAATAATATTTTTGTGTTTTCTATAACTTTGGCACCTGTGTTTACCACAGCATTCATAGTTAGAGCTCTACCTTGTTGTGTGCTACTGTAGTTGACCTGCTGTTCAAACTTGTCTGCGGCAATCCTAAAACTGCCACCATGTATTTTAGCAGTTGAAATACCACAACCATATCTTGGGTTTTCTAAATAATCTAACAAACAGTTGGCAGGATTGAAACTGTATTTTGCGCCACTTTGTCTGCTGGCATATGTGCCACTAATCAATGATACTGTGCTACCGTGTGCTCTTACGTCATATACTTTTTTACCAAACACATCAAACTTAACATTAGGTATACCACCTGCAAATGGATTGTTGTCTGCGTCTTCTTGTGTTTTAACTTCTTTCCATTCAAAACGCATCACAGCATAAGCAAGTCCTGGTAATGCTCTTGGTTTCTTTGGCCATGTTGCTGATTCGTTTGCTAACTTACTTTGTCCTTGGTTATCTTCTCCATAGAAGAATTCCATTTTGACTCTGCCTTTGTATCTACCACTGTCAACATTGTGTAAGGCATTGATTGCATAGATACCGCCTGCTGGTCCTGGCAATTCAATGTCGTTAATTAGTATTCTACCTACACCTTGTATAGGTCCTTCACATAGTGCATACACAACATAAAGATATCTGTTGGTTTCACCATTTGTTTCTGAAAATATGTTTATACCACCTGTGCGTCTAAATCCATACACAACAGGAATAGGATTGTTTGTGCCTTGTCTTGTTATAACTATGCCTTGTGCTTGTTCTCCTGGATCTCCTACATCTGGTGTGTCAAATGCACCCATTGGATTCAAAACAAATCCTACAACATCACCAACAAAGTCTACCACAGCTTTGACAACGCCTACGACAGCTTTGACAATACCTTTTACAATACCTGTGATTGCTTTTACTACTCCGCCCATGAATCTCTCCCTAGTGGTTTGATATAATGATATCCAACTTCTTTCATTTGACCTCTTTTGAAAAAATAATCACGAGCTTTGTCTACATACTGTTCTTGGCATGCCCATTCATTTGTGTATGCCATAACACTTGCCTGCATAAACAGACAGTTGTTGTCTAAGAACCATGTTTCCATTCTAGCAAATAAATCATCTAACAATGTTTTATTTCTTACACTAGGATCAATAAAAATATACAGCAATTCACCATAGAGTTTAGCGTTATAAAATTTTTCGTGTATGGCACCAATTGCATAACCTACAAAACGATTATTTTGTTCTGCTACAAATATTTGATAGTTTGTTTCTATCAACATTTGTCTTAGTTGCTTTCTAAGATATGTTCTATTGATAGCATCATGATCCATACCACTGTCTTTTGAATGTAGTAGTGTAAGATCTACAAACTTTTCTAATTCTTCTGGTGCAATTGGTCTAATCATTTCTTACCCCATTTTATGTCTAACATACTTTCATGTGAGTATTCCATACCAAAGTCTGTTGGATGTTCTCTTTGAAAGTTTTTAAGACTACTGCGTCTACCATTACGTCTGTCAAAGTTTGTAAACTGACTGTTGACTTCAATTGTTACTGTTGCTGTGTCATCAGCATCTTCAATTCTATATCCACCAATTGATCCTTCAAAAATATCTATTGTGTCAATTGTGCCTGAACTATCTGTAATAAGTCCTAGAGCACTATCGCCTGGATCTACAAAAACACGTCTAATAGTAACAGTTTGATTGATTTGATTGCTGTTGCATAGTTGTCTTACACTTGTGATATCTAGTGCTGTAAAAATAAGGTTTATGTTTGTAATTTGTAAGTCAGCTGTTTCACTTGCTTCACTGTAACCTAAAAAATTACCTTGTGCTAGATAAGTTCCGCCAAAGTATGCTGTGATGTCATATGGTGCGTCTGTGTATTTTAAGGTAGTGCCACCATGAAGACCAATCTCTATAAGAGTGTATGAAATAAAACTATCACCTGCTAGGTGATTATTAAAGTTTTCATTAAGTCCTCTACTCATTAAATTGTCTCTTCTACGTCTATCTCGTATGCAATTAGGTTGTCAGTTCTGTAGTTAAATTCTTGAACATCTCCAGACATCATCATTCTAAAAGGCACATTGTTGGTTGTTACTGCTTCTTCATCTGCTAGAGCTTCTACTAATCCTGGTTGGATGTTTAGTGTAGCAAGTCCACCTGAGTCAGTGTTGATATCAGTAGTTACCATATAAACTTTTGTATGGTTTGCAAAGCGAACTACATCTCCTGCTTTCAATAAAACTTGATCGCCTAATTGTGTTGAAGCACTATCAGGGAATGTTGTGATTGCAATAGTTGTATCTCCTGCACTATGAGCTCCTTCTACAAATACTCTACCATTTATAATGTCTGCTATACTGGCGCCTGTTGTGATGTCTTTTGCTTGTGATTCACTTACACCTGGTATAACAATATCAAATTCATTTAGAGGTCCTTGTGTCTGTGCCATAAATCCTTGTATAGGTCTAAATTCACCTAAGTTCATAACAGGAAACGCTAATGTGCCACTCCATAATGTTGTTGAATTTGTAGCTCTGATAGTTCTACCACTTGCCGCTCTTGTAATTTTTGTTTGTGTGTTCATCTTAAAATTAACAGCGTTAAATCCTGGTGAACTTGGAAACGTTCCTATATATGCCATTACACTATACCTCTTCTTCCTTTACTTTGCATCGCTTGGTTAATAATACCTGTTATAGTTCCGCGACGTTCTAATAACAGTTCGTCCATACCTCTAGCATCAACTGTATTGATAGTAAAGTTAACATTTACATTATCACCTCTGCCGCCTAGTCCATTAACTGCTTCAGCTACTTCTCTTGGAATAACTGTGCTTGGTTGTTTAGGAACAATAAGTTCTGGCCCATCTTCTCCAACAATAGTGCCTTGGCCTAGTGTTAGATTACCACCACGTTGTCTACCTGTGTATTGTTGACTTCTAATTGCACTAACCTGTGCCAAACCACTTGCTACCACTGCCGCGGCCGCAATAAAGTTGAACGGTGGTGGATAAGTTGCTAATGCTTTTGTGGCACCCATATAAGTGTTCATAATAGCGTTGGCAATGTTAAATGCTTTTGCCGCCTGGAACGCCTGTTTGTTCATTTGTCCTAGACTGTTGAACATGTCAGTTGCTTGTCCAATTGCAAATTGTGTTTTTTCTAATTCTGATTTCTTTTCAAATTCTATTCTGTCGCCAGTTATTTTTTGTTGACGTTCTTCAGCACCTTTTTTCTGTAAGAAGTTTTTCTGATCCGCACTTAAGATTGCATCATTGGCATTCAATGTTGCATTGATCTGCTTCAACATGTTTTCTTCAAATTTGGCAGTTGTCGCGTCGTTTTGTTCTTGTATCAGTTCATTTAATTTTTTGTTAGAAGCAAGTTTTAATGCATCAAACTCTTGTTGAGTAAGCAATTCGTTTTCTAGAGCTTCGCTGAATATTTTGAAGTTGTCTTGTTGTTGTTTTTTGAATATTTCTACAGTTGTAAATCTATATTCATCATAACTTTTTATTAGGTTCTGTAATTTTGTTTTGAATTCTTTTGTTGCACCTGACGCCTTGTCAAAAGAACTTGCTACGTCTTTGTTGCCACCTGTAATTTCTGCAAGTTTAAGGATTTGATCTTTGTAAGCAGGTATACCTTTTATTCTTGTGTTGTATTCATCTCTTGCGGCCTGTTCTGCTTTATCATAACTAACACCTGCGTCAACATACGCCTGTGTCAACATTTCTAAAACATCAGCACCTTCTGCCTGTGCTCTTTTTATAACATCTAGACTGTTTACATATTCCAGACCTGTGTCTAGTGTTTCTGTAATTGCACCTGACACGGCGTTGAATGCTTCAACGGCAGTATTGCCTACTGATACCCTTATGTCTTCACTTGTGCTTTCAATAATTTTACCAAGGCCTACAAATTCACTAACTGAGTTAATGCCTCTAATAACACCATTTACAAAACTGTCAAATACACCTGTTAGTTTTTCAATAACTTTTGCAAAGACGTCTTTTAAGAAAGTTCCTACTGCGGAGAATACTTCTCCTACTTTGTTCATTACAGCAAATATCTGTGATAGTGTCTTACCTAGTCCATTCTCCATACTTAGGAATGTGATAACACTTGCGGCCGCTACTGCCAACAGTCCAATAGGATTTCTTGCCATTGCGAGTGTTAATGCTTTGACGCCATTTGTAACACCTTTTAGAACTGCAATCAATCCTGCGCCACCTAGTGCCGCCGCCGCTATCTTGGCACCTTTGATAAACATACCCATATCAAAGTTTGATTCTCTAAGAAACTTTGTAAATTTGAAAATTGCAAAACCTAACTTGTCACCTATGATAGTTGCAAGTGGTAGTGCTCTTTCTAACATCTTGTTGAACACATTTACAAGCTCTGTCATAGCAGGACCAACTCCACCTTGTCCTATTGCATCTTGAACGTTTTTGAATCCAATCTGCATGTTTGACAATGCTGTTGATAAGTTGTTTAATCTTGCT